CTCTTTAGTCTCAATCTTTAACTCACTACAGAACTTGTAGAACTGCGCCAGATTAAATGACATGAATTTTTCTTGGGGGGGAGAACCGTTGGGGGCACGCACACACGGGGGTCAAGACCCACCTCATCGGGCCGGCTGATCTGCGGATGGTAGCACGGTGTCGGGTTGGCGTCCCATCCCATGCCAGCGTCAGCGTGCGGGAGTGGCCATGGATCGACAGCTAGTCGAGCACTGGTGCTGGTTGTAGGGGAAGTGTCGGGGGCCCCATCGGTAGAACGGAGATTGTGGACCTAACGCCATTCTGTCCCGGTAGTGTGCGCTAGTAGAACCTATAGGACACTCACTACTGTATCTATAGTATATATAGGGGACACTGTACAGGTAGTACAGGTAGTACCGGTAGTACTGTATGGATGTACATTAGGGAAAGTACCTATAAAAAAAAGAAAAAAAAGACACACAGGATGATTATATTGTGAGACTATCTCTCTACCGGATCACATCGATACCGGATTATCTTATAGGTAGACAGTCATGACTAAATCAGAGCAGCGTGAAGTAAACAAGGCTAAGCAGTACAAGGCTATCTTCGAAGATTGCAAGGATCCTGCAATCCTGGCTATGGTGGCGCGGACGATGGGTACGTTGGTACGGTCAACCAGGTCAGACAAGGCGCGTCGTGAGCTGGTAGATATTGCAGAGCAGTTGGAAGTGTACGGTCATTCAGACTATATCGTTGGTCGTTGGTCTTAACAGTCTGACAACGCGAAACCCTCGAGAGAGGGTCTACCGGTTAGACCGGTACTGATGAGCGTATTAAATCTAATCATATCGAGAGGTGTACAGTGAACGGTTACGAAAAGATCACGGAATCAATCATTGCTGAACTTGAGAACGGTGCAGCACCTTGGGTCAAGCCGTGGAAGGCTGATAGCACGGCAGCAAAGAACATCGTATCTGGGAAAGCCTATCAGGGCATTAACCGGTTGGTGCTTGGCATGGGTTCGATGATGCCTGGATATACGCCGTACTGGGCGAGCTACAAACAATGGGCAGAGCGTGGAGCTCAGGTTCGGAAAGGTGAGAAGGGAACTCAGATTGTTTTCTTTTCGCCGATTACAAAAGAGCAGGCAAACTCGGCAGGCGAGATGGAAGAGAAGCAGTTTGCCGTGTTGCGTCTCTACACTGTTTTCAACTCTGCTCAATGTGAGGGTGCTGAGGTGCCTGTTGCTACTGTGTCGGGATCGTTCGATCCTATCCAGGCGGCAGAGCAGCGAATTGTTAAAACGGGAGCAGTTATCCGACACGGCGGAGATGCTGCGTTTTATTCGCCTTCTCACGATGCTATCCAGATGCCGCACAAAGTGTCTTTCAACTCTCCTGAGAGCTACTATTGCACGGCATTCCATGAGCTGGGACACTGGACGGGAGCGAAACATCGTCTTGAGCGTGAGTTCGGCGGTAAGTTCGGTAACCCTGCTTACGCTTTCGAGGAACTTGTCGCAGAGTTGACGGCAGCGTTTCTGTGTCAGGAGCACGGCATCGCAGGCGAGTTGCGCCACGCTGGGTATATCGGAAGTTGGCTAAAAGCCTGCCGTGATGATGCAAAGGCGATCTTTAAGGCGGCAGCACTGGCACAGAAAGCAGCAGATTACATCCTGAGTCTTGACGCTGAACTCGCCATCGCAGCATAATAGGTTGACAGGGGAGATTATCTCCCCTAATATTCTCTCACTCACTTATCTTATAGGATCACATTATGAAAGCATTTTTGATCGTTGAAGGTAACGACGCTCGCACTGCAGAGTGGTTTTTTGCCTATGCTGGGTGGCAAGCTCTGGATGCTGCCAAGTCTGCAGGGTTCAACGAAATGATCGGATTCTCCATCGTCAAGACTCTGGACGCTTGCGAAGTGTCCTTCCCTGCGTGAACCCGACAGTCGATCAACTGTTGGATCTCCTACTCGACGGTGACCCCGTTGCGTGGGAGATATCCCAGACCCCCGACGGTCTGAAGATTGTCGGAGTGATGGAAAACGGAGAAACCCGACACTTGGCGACCGTGCCTGTAGCGGCCCCTGAGAGCGATCAGGACCCTTGCAGGTAGGGTAGCCTCACCTTAACCCTTTTCGCCTCACTGAGAGGCTTCTACAGCCCTTTTTAGGGCATTACTTGGAGTGTGTGTATGTTGTACGAAGAAATCCAATCGAAGATCGAGGAGCTGAAAGCCCAGGCTGAGATGGTCAAGCGTGAAGAGAAGCAACAGGCTATCGACATGGCACGAGCAATGATCCAGTCATTCGGGATCACGGCCAAGGACCTGGGACTGGACAAAGCGGTGAAGGCTAAGACAGGCCCCAGGCCAGGACAGAAAGTAGTCCCCAAGTATCGGGACCCAGCTAGTGGCGCTACATGGTCCGGCAGGGGCAAGACCCCCAAGTGGATAAACGGTACTGATCGTAGTCAGTACGCCATCTAATCATCACGGGGGATTGTGAGTCCCCCATCTTATCTGGAGTAATCATGACCAACATTCTACAAACCCTTATAGTTATTATGTTCTCACTCGGTATAGCATCAGCTATGATCGGAGACCCATTTATATGTGCAGTAGGACTGTCATCTGCCATGTGCCTGATCATTATATTGATGAGGAGAGAAGCATGAAAGGAGAATGGATATTAAAGGAAGTCTATTTCGAGGACGGGTGGCCCTCTGTCATGAGAGACCCAATTGTTACCCCCGATGTGACCCCCGAAGTCACCCCCCATGTGATTGACTGCCCCCGGTGCGGTCATTGCTGTCCACAACCAGAGCAAGAGCCGGTGGCGTGGATGCATAACTGCATCGAAGACAACGTAATTGCTCACCGCCCATCCGACTTAAAGCGGCACCCGGAGCGGTGGACTGCGCTGTACAAAGCCCCGCGCCAATGGGTAGGGCTGACGATGTTGGACATGGCTGAGTTACGTCGAAACGGACTTCACGAAATCAGCGACAAACACTTCCAAGCCATTGAAGCCAAGCTGCGGGAGAAGAACACATGACTGACCGCGAACTAATGGATCGGGCCTGGGATTACTTGGCGGCCTATACCGTGGGGGAGCGACCAAACGCTTCAGAAGTTAACGATTTAATCTTTGCCTTAGAAAATAGGCTGGCGCAACCAGAGACCCCCGAAGTCACCCCCCGTCTTACCCCCGAAGTGTCCGATCATCACCCATCAATAACCTACAAAATGTTACCATCAAAATATACAGTATATAAAAAGGGGAATATAAATGAATGATTATCAAATGATGCAGATCTGGAGAGGGGTTAAATACCCCCAGAAAGAAATAGAGCAGAAGGTTCTAGAGTTCGGGAAACAAGTACTGCACGAGGGATCTGATCACTACTACAATCTCGGCAGACGAGAAGCATTTCAGGCCATGAAGCCGGTACTGTTGAAGGCTCTCAGTGCCCTAGACTCTGCTCACTACATTCTGATGATTCAACCCGTGACACCACGGGAAGAAGCAGTGGCAGTAGATGATGCTATCAAGCACCTTAACGCCATTCTGGAGGTTCTATGACCCCTGATTGCTTCTCATCCCGCATGGAATACCTGGAGTGGATGCACACTGCCAGGATGCACAAGCCAGCAGAGGGCCACGAGTACTGTGAAGATTGTCTTCCAGACTACCAAGCCAAGATGATCAGAGCTAGACGTTGCCAGTACCCAGGCACCACGTTCATAGACCACGGCGAGGGCCGGGACTTCTCAGTCATCGGACGCAGACCACAAAAGGTAGTCTGGAAGTTTAAGGAAGATGCAGGGTTGATGTAAGATTAGGTTTGTTCGCTGTCTCCTCTCGGTCTGTGAGACCGTTCAGCCCAGTCCTTGCACTGGGTTTTTTTTTGTGTTAGGGTTTACCCTGTTGCCGTGGAAAGCGACAGAGAAGACTTACTCATGCATCCTCCCCGCCGAAGGGGTTTCCACAGGGTGCAGCAGTAAGTCTTTTTTTTTGCTCCACTAGACCGCACTCCTCGCGTTAGCAGAGCACCTAGATGGGTGGCAGGGAAGAGAACATAGGCCAGGGATTACCACCCCCTGCAAGCCTCGCAGCGTTCCAGAGCGACTGCACAAGCACTAGCCCTCCTGGGTGGTCTCAGGTCTAGTGTGATTGAATCTGGCGTCAAGCGAGCACTGGCAGGAACCATCTGTATAGATGAGTGACCCTGCGGGTGGGGTTGGTAGGGCATACCACCTTGGATATACTATTGTCTAAATCTTATATATGTAGAGGTGATATGAATGAGTTGGCTCTTTTCGCAGGCGCTGGTGGAGGAATACTCGCAGGACATCTCCTCGGTTGGAGAACCATCTGTGCAGTCGAGTGGGAACCCTACGCAGCTTGCGTACTTGCCGCCCGACAGAATGACAACATTCTCCCGCCTTTCCCGGTTTGGGATGACGTACAAACCTTTGACGGAAAGCCTTGGGCAGGACGTGTTGACATCGTATCTGGAGGCTTTCCCTGCCAGGACATCTCAGCAGCAGGAGGTGGAGACGGCCTGGAAGGAGAACGATCCGGAATGTGGTCACAAATGGCTCGAGTTGTTGGCGAGGTTCGACCCCGATACGTTTATGTGGAAAACTCCCCAATGCTCACTTCTCGAGGATTACACAGAGTTCTCGGAGACCTGTCCGAAATGGGGTTCGATGCAAAATGGGGTGTTGTATCAGCAGCAGAGTGCGGTGCTCCCCACCGAAGAGACCGGATCTGGATTCTGGCCAACTCCCGTGGCATCAGATTGCAAGGGCGGGAAGTCCAACACGGTTCACTACAAAAACCAAAGGTTCGTCAGGATCAGCCAGACCACAGGCACAGAGTTTGGGGCGAAGCTGTCAGCTTCGTATCATTTGATGACTGGAAATCCTTTGCCGGAAAGTTTTTCCGAGTGGATGATGGGGTGGCCGCTAGGGTGGACAGACTTAAAGCCATTGGAAATGGACAAGTTCCTGCTGTGGCAGCAACAGCATTCAGACTTTTAGGGGGTTGACACTCATATTATTTTCTGTTCTAGTTGTGTCTCTCGTATCTTATCTATAGGTGATCTTATGAAACTCTGCATACACTGCAAACATCTCATGCCTCGTCCTGGTGACGATGACTACGCACTAGCCAAGTGTGGTGCGTTCTTCACCCTGCACCCCGTCTCTGGTGCAAAACTCTATACCTACGCATTCAACCAACGCACATTCCTAGATGGCAAGTGCGGGATGCCTGCTGCTTTCTTCGAACCAACAGAGGGACACAACGATGAGTGACTTCAGTCCAGAGATCCGCAACAGTGCTTGGTGGTCAGGTGATAGCCGTATGGCCGCTAACGGTAGAGCCGCAGAAGCTATCCTCGTCAAGCAGGGCAAGATCATTCCTGAAGACATCTCCGATAAGGAGAACGTCAAGATGGGTCACGTCATGCAGCCGGTGATCGGCAGGCTCGTGCAGGAACGATTGCAGGTTGAGCTCAAGGATGCTGACTACTCAATGACTCATCCGAAAGAACCTTGGTTGCGTTCCCACTTTGACTTCATCTCTGCTGATGGTTCCTTTCTGGTTGAAGCCAAGAATTACAACGGCAGTCAGCGCAAGAAGTTTGATGAGTCTGGGATCATGCCTGATGCCGACAGAGTGCAGTGTATCCACGAGGCTACAGTTCACGGCATCAGCAAGGTCTATCTGGCAGTGCTACTGGGAGGTCAGGAGCTGCAAGTAATTCCGGTAGATGTCACACCAGACATGATGCTAGACCACGTTAAGTGGTGCGCTAAGTGGTGGGGCTACGTTGCCAGCAAGACAGAACCAGAGCCTGAGACTATCGAGCAGGCCAGACTTCTATTCCCACAGTCTGAGTCATCTGTAGCAACTGCTAGTGCTGATCTTGAGTCTGTCCTTGCTAGGCTCTCCAGCCTCACAGAACAGCGTAAGAGCATCGAGGACGCTGAGGAGCAGCATAAGCTCGCAGTCATGCGTTTCATGCGCGACAGGGACGTTCTAACGGCTGTTGATGGTAGTGTGTTGGCTACCTGGAAGTCAGCCAAGGGATCTAGGAAGTTTGACCCCAAAGCATTCCAGGAAGCGTATCCTCAGATGTACGATCAGTTTGTCCGGGAGGTTCCCGGATCTAGAAGGTTCCTTATCAAATGAATGAAGAAGTCAATGACGATGATGTGTGGCACTTGTATAGAGCACTCGCAATGGCCGCATTTATCATCAAACGAGAGAATCCGTACCATCATCAAAGCAAGCAGATGATCAAGGATTCAGCTTCTGAATATGCCAATCTTATGTGTGAAGGATTAGAAAATGAGCCAGTTAATCACCGTTGATCAAATACAGACGATGGCTAATGCTGTCGTCAAATCACAACTATTTGGGATGAAGACAGTAGAACAAGCTACTGCTCTCATGCTCATCGCCCAGGCTGAAGGCTATCACCCTGCTCTCGCAGCGCGTGACTACCACATCATTCAAGGTCGTCCTACTCTCAAGGCAGAGACCATGATGGCTAGGTTTCAGCAGCAGGGTGGACGTGTCGAGTGGAAGACTCTCACTGACGAGGAAGTTACCGCAACCTTCTCACATCCATCTGGTGGTTCTGCAACCATCACCTGGACGTTTGATCAGGCACGGAAGGCAGGACTGACCGGCAAGGATAATTGGAAGAACTATCCTCGTGCGATGTTGCGTGCACGGGTGGTATCGGAAGGTATCAGGACGGTCTTCCCAGGCGTTGTGCTGGGCGTCTACACGCCTGAGGAAGTGCAGGACATACCTACACAACCAAAGACCCGCGATATGGG